ATCTCGTTGTAAACGCTCTCACCGTAGTGAGCGACGATCAGAATCTTGAGTTCGTACTCCTGCTTGATCAGCGCCTGCTTGTGCATCGTGATCTGCAAGGCTTCCTGCTCAACGCTGTCGTCGTGAAGTAGACGCTTGAAGACTGAAGGCTTCTTGTTGGCCTTCTCGTTGGCTAGGCGGTTGAAGTCCCCAAAGGCGCCGTACCACTTGCCGATCTGACCGGCTACATCTTGAATCTCGCGGCCCGTGGCGACGAGTTTCTTAACGGCACCAAAGGCAGCGTTTGCTGCCGATACTGCTGCGAGGATGCCGGTGATGGGTTCCATACACTACTTGTTCCCCTTCAGAAACTTCTCGCGCTCCTCAAGGAGTTTGACCTTCACTTGAAGGTCGTTGATGTCCTTGTAGATTTGCTCCTTCATGATGGCCCGACGCTCTGCGCTGATCGGGCTGTCGGTTGGGACGCCTTCCTTGGTGATGAGCGCGGGCATCTGCCCCTCGATCTTGGTCAGACGCTCAGAGAAAGATGCCACTTGACCCAGGAGCCAAGCGAGCGCAGCCACCACGATGGGGATAACTGCCTTGAGTACGTCTGACCATGCCATGATTTACTCCGTGATCACCACCGTGTCGGTGTCCTCAAAGAACATCATGCGCCCACGGCACGCGATGTTGTAGTCCTGCCCGTTGGCGTCCAACTCCGTCCAAGACCGGGTTTCGATCCTGACGTGCTTGGCGAGAATCTCCCGCCCGTCCTCAAACACGCGCCAGACGTGGAGCATGGAGCCACGACCCGGTTGTCCGCGTGACTTATTGAACCGGATTGTGTAGTTATTTGCCATGAGGACATAATTTTCTTAGCCGCCTAAGTCTATTTTGCCCAAATAAGTGTAGGCCGTTTGCTGTATGCCGCCGACTAAATTCCGACTCTGTAACCAATTCATGTTTTAGTATTAATTTTCTTTCTGTTACAGGAACCACATGCACCAAAGGATGCCCAAAAAACAACTGATAAATTGCGCGTTCTGACTGCTTTTTGAAAAACAAATTTATATTTGCGCGTGAAAAAAATCTATATGGGCTATATGCGCCTTGAGCAACTATCACATCGCCAAAACCAAAGTTGTTCCAAGATGGGGGCGTAAAAAGCATATCCACATCTGCATCTGATATATATGCCCAAGGGTTATTTAATTTTAATTGTATATAATTTTCTTCAAAAGGAGAATACGCAACTTGAGAACTACTATGCGACTCAGCATGAGACGTTCCATCAAAAAATTGATAGCGCCAAGAGTCCCCTGACACCTCAACATTAAGATCGCTCCACAGAGGAAACATAAAACCTTTTGAGTAAAGGTTTGCAAATGCGGGGCAAGATTTTATAGTTAATTTTTTCTTGAGGGGCTCCGATGGATCTTCTGGAAAATTTGCTTTTGGTATCTGTTTAACCCACTCCGGAAAATAATTAATAGCCTTTTGCGGTTTTGCATGTAAAAACACATCTTCCCGCGCAGTAAACAAATGCACGGTCAAGGGTTTGGGACGGCAGAAAAAGAACATCAGTCAGGTGCTTTGGGCCACTGAATGTTGTCAGGGAAATCTGCCTGAAGACGAATCTCGCGCAAGGCACGACGGTATTCAATCCAAGCCTGACGTTGTTCTACGGTCATAGGCACATCAGGAAGAACTGCCCAGTCTGAATTACGTAGGTCAATCTTGGCCTGATTCCACGCCAACTCCGCCGCCGAAGACGGCACAGGTCCAGGAGGCGCGTCGCCTACTACAACCCAACCCATGTCGTTATAGGCTTCGCCTAACCACGACAGGTCACCGATCTGGTCGATGAAGCCGTGAAGGCCGAAGATCGGCCCCCAGTTTTCAGGCAGCGGTTGCGGCTCGTTTAGTGCGCTTCCGTCCGACAGTTTTTTGAGTTGCCACAGTTTGCTCATTTGCTTGCTCCTTTTTTTGAGCACCACCATTTACATACACATACTCCTTTTGTGCAAGGTTATGTGCGACTGTTGCTTCCGCTTGGGCTTGATCAAATCCAGAAACGCCAAGACGTTGAAAGACCGCCATGTCGTTCACAAACGGAGCATGGCCCTGAAGATGTTTCTTTTCCGCTTCGCTTACACGCCACTCGCGCCAACTAGAAAAGTCATCCCGTGGTTTAAGCGCAATATGGCATCCAACATTTGCGGCCAATTGATGAATCAACTCAACAACCTCAACAGGCTGCATCATACAGAATGCATTGATGCCGCTTTCAAGGCGCATGTTGATTTCAGTGGTGCCGCCAAAACATGTGCCAATACTGATTGAACGCGCACGATGCTCGGATGCTTTCATGTCCTGAAGCATTCGCTCTTCTTGTATTTTCTGAATTTGCTTTTGAGTTTTGGTACTCATTGCGGATTCCAACTAATAACGACTTGACCGCCAGGGGATGCAACACTTATTGGATAAGGACTTCCGGGGATGACAGTCGCACAGTTAAAAGTAGAAGGGGTGGCCGCAGAGCCTGCATTGCCAGGATTACCCGGGTTACCCGCGCCACCAGGATTGCCCCCAGAGCCACCACTACCACTGTTCCCGGGGTTACCCGCTCCGCCACGGCCACCTCCGCCTCCGCCTCCGCCACCACCCGCGTTGTTACCAAACGGGAAAGGTCTAAATGGGGAACGCCCGCCAGCACCACCGCCACCAGCGCGGGTAGCATTTGCGTTACCTCCTGCCTGAAATGCAGGAACAGGACAACTCACCCCCCCTTTACCAGAACCTGTGCAAAAAGCACAGGCTCGGGAAAGCACGCCTCCCCCACTGCCACCACCCGGATTACCACCTGAAACAGGGCAAACGTTGCCAGTCTGCGGGGAGATATACACGCAGGGCGACGTAGGCTTGGTACCCGGATTGCATACTCCCGCGCCCCCTCCACCCCTACCACCACGCGCAGCGGGGAAGGGCTGACCTCCAGGTGTACCGCTGCCTCCGGGAGCACCGGTAGTGGGGAAGGGATTATTGCCACAACTAGGGGGCCAAAAACGAGGCGGGCAATTAGTTGGGCCACCTCTCCCGCCATCGCCACCCTGACCAAAGTTTGCGTTTGCTATGTTTATTCTGCCCGGTTGACCGCCGACACCGAAGCCGCCCCCAGCGCCTCCGCTACCACCAGAACCCCCAGAGCCACCAGCCCCACCATTTCCGGCTGCGCCGCCACTTCCTCCTGTACCACCGTTCCCGCCCGTACCGCCTGGGAATGTTCTGCAAATAGCAGTCGAAGAACCCCCAGTAGCCCCTGTATTACCAGGGTTACCATTTGCGCCTGTGGTTCCAGCAGAGCCGGGGTTACCGGGGCTACCAGAACTGCCCGTGCCGCCACTGTTACCACTTACGCCAGGAACAAGAACTTTATCAGTGCCACAACAATAAAACCAAGTTGGAGCCTGTGGAGCATTTGCGGCCACCACGCCGCCAGAAGCCCCGCCGCCACCAGCACCACCTTGAGTATTGCTGCCATACGAGAGGTTGGTCGCACTGCATGCCGCCGTGCCGCCACCTGCCCCACCGCCGCCACCGCCGCCATCGCCACCTGCACTCCCAGGGTTCCCAGGATTGCCAGTGCCTCCGGGATTCCCAGAGCCACCTGCGTTACCAGGGTTTCCAGCAGCGCCGGTAGCGCCCCTACCAGTAATTGATACGCGAGTTACCCCAAGCGGAACTGAAAAGGTACCGGGGGAATTAAAAGTTTGCGTACCGCCAGGAACTAGCGACCGTCCAAACAATGCAATTTTAGGAGTTCCAGCAGGCATTATGGCCTCCGTTTTTCAGGATCAACGCCCAAAGAAGAGCGCCGGTCAAACACACGATCTGAATGCGCGCCATTTTTATCCACATAGTGCAACATGAACTGCACTACTAATTGGTCATCCCGCAACGGATAACGCCAATGCCGCGCCTCGCACCCTTTATAAATAACCGCCCCTCCAGAAGGCAATTTGTGCTCACTCGGAGGGTTGTTTTTATAATGCATCCAAATAGAACTTGGCTCGCCTTTGTAAGCAACATTAACTGTAACGCTTACTTCGCATGAAGGACGGTCAGTATGCGGTGTTAGTTGATCTCCGGGCTGGTAAATACGAGCATAAGAATATGTAGGCAATAACTCCTTGCCACAGGCCTCTTGAACGGCCGGGGTGTATTCTTTTAATACCACTTCAATTAATGGGTCAGCGTAAAACGAATAAAGCGAAGTATCATCTTTACATTCGCTTTTTACGCCCCACTCTCCACGCTTTATGCGGTTTTCAAGGTACTGGGAAATGGTTGACAAGGTGGCAGCATCCAAGAATTCGTCAATCTGAACACACCCAAACCGTTCAAAAATTTCTTGGTTACTCATAGTAAAACCACCCCGTAACAATATATTTGCTGGTTTCGCCAAGCACGGTATTTCCACGATGCGTATGTGTATACGCGGCAGGCCAAAGAATCATGGTGTTGGCTTTAGGGCGCAAACGGAGACGCTGATACAAAAACTCAGTTTCCCCGCCGTCTTGCTCTTCAAGATCATTCAAGTACAGCATGTAAACCAGAACTCGATCTGCGTGCTCTTTATTTCCTTGCTCGCCATGCCAAACATGGTATCCGCCGCCAGGATCGGTACGCTGCATTTTCATGGCAGTGCCGCGAATGTTGGCGTCCCTCAAAACGGAGAACTGTCCGGTGTAATTATCATAGCAATCTTGTAAGCCATTAAAAAATATGTTTGTGGCTGATATATTATTAAATGGCTCGGCTGTGTGGCCGTTAACATTTAGTCCAAGCTGCAAATCATTCTTAAAATGTTTTTCGGCACCTTCACTTTGTTGGCGATTGAAGCCTGCGCCGGATTTAATAAGCCGTTCAAATTCATTTATTAAATGTTGGCAGTATCCATCAGGATACACATCCTGATAGATACCAATAAATTCTTTGTACTCGATGTTCATTTGAAAGAAGGTCCAGAAATCCAAGCCACAAGAGATTGACGATTACCGCTTGTCACGGGGGTTACTTGGTGGAGTACATACGAAGGGAATGCTGCCACCAGACCCCGCTGTTTGCGGACATTGACGGGCTGACCACCAGTAAGCACCTGAAGGTTCCCCCCTTCGTACTGGCTCGGATCGCTCAGTTGAAGAACTATACTGAGTTTCCGACTTGGGGCCACATTGCCGCCGTAATCCACGTGCCATCCGTACATTCCCTGTTCTGATTGATCATAGTTAGTCAACTGCAAGGCTTCGCCAAATCCCGTCAGGTCAAACCTATAGTACTGGGCATTCAGGGAGGAAGCAATATGCCCCAACTTCTCAAATACCCAAGCGGTGTCAGGCGTCTTCTGAAGCCACGATACCTGCGACCGCCGTATCTGTTTCAGCGCTTCTCCATCAGCACCACCGCCCACCTGCGCTCTATGCTCTGCCTTAACGGCCTGCTCTTGGAGCCAGTTCAACTCCTGCTCCGTAAAGCCCCCCTCCCACCAAACAAACGGTTCGACATGGGTGGCGTATGGGGTCAGCACATGCTGCACAGGCGCTCCTTGTGGGACACGATAAAGTGGATGCACCGTGTCGGGGTGTCGGCGTTGCTGCCGGTCAGTTGATGCTGCATCCACGAATTTCCAAACATCACGGTGCCGGGCACCATGTTGTTGAAGTGGATTGCGTTTGTGGCGGTCGTAATCTCCGCGCCTTGCATGAAGTCTAGTTCGATCATGGACTTGTTCATGCGAGTGTCGTGGTAGATCGGATACGCTCCGCCCTGCGGGGCTTCGAGGAAAAACCACCCACACATCTGGCTGTTCTTGTGAGCATGCACGTCGGTGCCCGCTCCGCGATTGACTTCCTGCGCCCAAAGGCCAGAGAGGTAAAAGTCGTACTTGTCTACCGCGTAGCCCTGACCACGAAGCAGGTCTACAACTGAGAGCAGAAGGTAGTCTGCCACTTCCTGCAAGGCAGGCTCGTCCCCCAGATGAGCGGACTGACACATGGGCCACTCGGGCTTGCGGACTTGATCCAGATATTGGATGCATGTCGGAAGCACCTTCTCCACAAGGTCGGGCCGCTCATCTCGGTAGACGATAGCCGGGAAGTAAGCAAAACCTTCCATCAGGAATTGATGTGAGATTCCAAAACGGAAGCAAACGACAAGATGTCCTGAGCCGTAATATCAGTAGCCGAAGCGGCGGGTTTGGTGCGCCGGTTTTCAATCAGCGTCTCTTTGGCAAGACGCACTGCTTCCAGTTTTGCCTGCTTGGCGGCAAGAGCCACTTGAGCGTCCATCTGCGCAGTCATGGCGGCGGCGTTTGCTTGCGCTTGCGCTTGAATGCCAGCAAGACTGTTCGCGCTACGCAAATCCTCCATTGCACGCTCGTGAGCGCGGCGTCCTGCGTCGCGGGCCTCTTGCAGATCAATATCTGCTTGCTGTTCGGGGGTCAAAGCCATTTTTTGCTCCTATTAAGCCTTCATGTCCTTCATGGCAATATTGCCGTACCACGTCGTTCCTCCGTTCGGGGTGAAGAAAACCCAAACATCGACAGCGTTCGCCGTGGTTGTACGAGACAGTTGCGCTGCCCCGCCAGGGAAAACAAAACTACCGCCGGCCCAAGCCACAGTTCTACCGGCAGTACCGTCGTTCGTCAAGATCAGCGTGAACGAAGACGAGCCCGTGGCAACGGGATAGCGCAAGGTGATGGTTGCGCTGCCAGTCAAAGTTGCAGTGAATACACCGCCGCTCGTGACATCAAGGTTGATGGCTGTTCCAGTGTTGCCCAACGCCGTGACAGTGTCGGCGTAACCAATTGATCGGATGTAGTTGCCTGTAGTAACGGCGGCTGCGACTGATAGCAAGTTTGAGGAACTAATCGCCGTGCTGGCACCGCCGCCCAATAGAACGTTGTTCGCTGTCAGCGTGCCGGACTGAGTAACCAGACCGCCCGTAGTGTTGACCGCGTTACCGATTGCTGTGGTAACTCCGGTTCCGGTCGTAATGGTAGAGGGCGCTACGCCAGCGCCACCACCGACAACAATTGCACTAGCCGCCAAAGCGGCTGAAGAGGCTAGGGTATTCGTGGCAGAAAAATAAGGGACGCCCCCCGAAGTGCCGGAAGTCAAACCGGTACCGCCGCTGCCCACCGCGAGCGTACCGCCAACCGTAACCGCACCAGAGGTAGCCGTCGAAGGGGTCAGACCGGTGCTGCCAAAACTGATGGTGGAAACGCCATCTACTGCGCTCGACGCAACTTTGACGTAATCGCTGCCGTTCCACGCAACGATGGCGCTTTCCGTCGCCACCAAGGTCACGCCCGTGGTTGGACCTGCCCCGACAATCTTGACCGATTGACTGGTGGACGTGGCGTTGATGATCAGGTACTGACGGCTAGAGGCCGGAGCAGTGATTGTCAGCAGACCTGCGGGGTTGCCCGTGCAGTTGATCACCGCGTACTGGGCAGAGCCGGAAGACCCAGAGCCAACCTGCGTCAGCGAAGAACCGTTGGTAACCGTGAGCGTTACCGCTGTCTGAGAACCGCTGATAATCTGCGTGCCTGCGGCAGCAGCATCTACATACTGGGTGATGTAGTCGTTGACCGTGTCGCCCCAGGTGCCGGACAGTTCACCCGTGACCGGGAGGGCAAGGCCCAGGAGGGAGGTGTATGAGGTGGGCATCTGATGCTCCTACTGAGTGTTGATATTTTGCCAATTTGCGGTCTGGGTGTCATCAATGATTTCCCAGAAATTACGCACCGTTTGCGACTCGGTAATGGCAGCGGCTTCAATACGGGATACCCCGTAGTTTGTGATGGCCGCGATCTGGGCGGCTATCGTTGCGTTCTCAATGACAGACGCCACAAATGTGGCGGCAGCGGCCTCAGTGCTGGTAATGGCTGCGGTTTCCGTGACTGACAGCCCCGTGTAACTTGTTGCCGCTGCTTCAGTCGTAGATGTTGCGGCAGTTTCCGTCACCGATTCGGCGTAGAACAGGCCCGCGTCTTCTGTACTCGTGGCCGCTGCCGTCTCCGTGACGCTCACGTCATACGTAACAAGCACGCTCTGGGCATCAGAAATGGCAGTGGTGTCGGACGCGCTAACCGCGTAGTCAACATTGACCGACTGGGTTTCGGTCGCAGCCGCCGTCTCAGTGACAGACGCCGTGTAGTCAACGAGCACATCTTGCGTCTCGGTCGCAGCCGCCGTCTCCGTCACGGAGACATTCAGGATTAGTGTTGCACTCTGAGTCTCGGAGATGGTGTCCGCCCCGCCCCAGGCAGAAACGCCCCAACCGCCGCCACCCCAGGCCACCTGTGTGACCAAATTCTCAGTAACGGAAACCGGATATGTGGCCCCACCGGCATTTGTCTCCGAAATGGCGGAGGTTTCTGTGACCGACTCGTTGTAGTCAGTCGTGGCCGTCTGCGCCTCAGTCAGCGCCGCTGTTTCGGAAACAGCATCCGCGTAAAAAGTGCTGACCGACTGATCTTCCGTAGCCGCCGCTGTTTCAGTAACGGAGACAGGGAAGGTGGCTGCGCCCGTCTGCGTTTCCGCAAACGCAGCAGTTTCTGTGACGCTTCCGGTTAGGGTTGCATCAACAGACTGTGTTTCAGAAAGGGTGGCAGACTCAGAGACGGAATCACTGAAGGCGGTAACACCGCCCCAGCCTTTCTCGCTCCAAGCGCCGTCACCCCACCCAAAGGCCATATCAGGTCAGCGTAGCGGTGTAGGTCACGGCAATCGTGTCGCCGCTCACCACAGACTTAGAACTGGAAAAATCACCTGCGGAGAACAGCGTTCCCGTGGTGTTGTCAATCGTGGCGCTACCACCAATGTTGATGAAGCAACCCGCGACCGTACCAGACGACGTAATGTTGAACGTCACAGCAGACGAGGTGGTCTTGCTGCCGCTCGATGCCGCGCTGAATGAAGGCGTCTTGCGGTTGCCCGAGTAGGTTGGGGCATTAGCCAGACCCACTTCGTTCCATGTGCCGTGCGAAGCCTGAGTGTCACCTGCTGACGGAGTGCCGGTGCCTTTAAGGCCCATGACAACTGCGCCCGCAGCCGAGTTACCAAGAATCGTATCCAAGGTCAGGTCTTTACCTACCGTCGTCACGAGGTTCTTGATGTCGTCTTCCCACTTGATGTTGCCATCCTTGTCGCGGCACACAGCGTGGTACGTGCCGTGGATGCCCATTTCATCGGACGGCTGAGTGTTGTACGAGCATGCAGCTTCCACTTTATCCGCCGCAGTAATTTTTTCAATCGTCATGATGGCTCCTTAAATGATGCGAATTAACGCACTGTCGGGGGTGTTGGGCCCAAGTTGGACCTGAAAACTTTGACTCAGCGTGGTCTGGTCAATACCAAAATTTAAAACTCCAATCGACTTATTTGACTTGGAGGCGTTGTAAATCAAGGCGCCGCGGGGCGCAAAAGTGGTAGCTATCCAAGTCGGATTATCAAACGAGGCATATGCCACTCCATTGCTCAGGTTGACTGTCACATTCACTAAAATTTCGCCCCCGGCAGTGTACCCAGAGCTTGATACTTCCCCCACCGCGGTATAAACCGTGGTGTCTGGGCCCAACACGGCAGAGGATGTGTACAGTGCCATCTTGAGTATGTCTGTCTCAAGGTCATGCTGGCCCAGCAAAAGCTGTTCCTTGAAACTGTTGGTCAAGCCCGCAGTAATCATGTCACTGCACCTTTAGCTTGACTTGGCCATCGCGGTAGGCATCCCCGCGCTGCTTGGCATCGCCCAAGTTCTTCAGAAGCGCCACAGCTTCCAAATACTTTTGGTTATACAAGGCCATCATGTCGGCTTCGCCCTTCATGTAGGTGTAAGCCTCGATGAGCGACCCGTACAGCAACGCCGAATCAAAGTTGTCGCCCAGCCAAGTCTGGCCATTGGCTGCCTCCGTGATTGACTCAGGGTAGTAGTAATAGTGAAGCTCGACCGTGTACGCGGCATTGGGGGTGGGGCCCACAATAAACGTCAGTTCATCCTCGTTGTCAGACCTGGGGCCGAAGATGGCGTAGTACTTGGGCAGCGCCGTGTACGTGGGAGTCGGATAGACCTGCCGAATAAAGTTCACGTCCTTGTTTTGCAAGTACGTATAAGCACCCGTCCCGTCAACCACCGCCAAAGAGTAGGTTGACAAAAAATCGCTAGGGCACTGCAGGTACTTGTTGTTGGCTGTCAGGTTGCCCGTGACGTTCTTGCGCAAATTTGCAAGCTGGACCGTGTTGTAGATGCGCTGCTCAGCTTGGCGGATGAAGACAGGAATCTCCGCCGCGAACGAGGCGTCCTGGTTCTCGGTGTAAGCAATGATCGCCGCAGTGAGTTGAGCGTAGTTCATGTGATGCTCGTCTGAACCGATCCAAGGATTGCATCCGCCCAAAGCGGTTTTGCATAAGGCATCGGCATCATGCCAATGCTGGCAAACGAAGTGTCCACGGTGAACCCCACGAATACCGTCACGCCCATTGTCGCTTCAGGACGAGGCTGATACAAGGCCTGCGGCTCGGTAATCGTGCGCTTGGGCTCCAACTGCGGATGCTTGGGCTCGTAGCACTCGTCGCAGACCTTGAAGCCCCTCCAGTCCTTGATCAGTGAGTTGAGCTTGAACCGCTGGCCACACTGGTCGCACAGCGCAATCGCGAACTTGCCTGATGCAAACCCAGCGCCCATGACTACCTCGTCGTGTAAGTCGGAACGGCGAAGTAGCTGGACCGCTCACGGTCTTCCGTAGCAGCCCGGAAGAACTCTTCTTCGTAGAACGACTTGAGGATCTGGATGCGATCCGGGGCCTTTTTGATGGCCAGATAGTAGGCAAGGCCCGCAATCAGGCACGGCAAAAACCGGAACGAAATGTCGGCGGTGTTCGTGTACGCCCCAGTGTCCTGGATGCGACGAATTACGTAGTACCGAAACTCGTAGGTGGTCGTAGCATCCGGCGCCGGGTACAGGAACAACTTAGCCGGAGCCGTGCGCTGCACAAAGTACTGCGCCGGGCGCGACCGCGTGTTCTTGTTGGGAACGTGCAGGTACTCGGCGTAGCCAATCCGGTCAATGGTGATGTCCTGCTGGTTCGAGGTACCCGCATTGGTGCGGATGACCGCGGACAGGGCATCCACCGTGTCGTCCGGCAGCGTGTACTCGTACTGGCCAACAACCAGCGGAATCTGCCGCTGTTCAATCGTCCACAGGTTCAGCCCGCGGTTGGCCCACTCCGCAAACATGAGGTTGATCGAGCGCAGGGCGGTCTTCATGTCGTAACCGTCCCGATTCTCATAGCCGCAGCGTTCGTACGCTTCGGTGATGATGTCATCGAACTCCAGAT